TTGTTGTATTGTCACATTCATTTAATTCAGCACAGTTGCGATCACTAGTGTAAAATCCGTTTAATATATTCCCAACATGATCTATCTTAGTTTCATCCAAAATTTGTTGATTCTTAACGAATTCCGAATCTACCCTTCTATCACAATTCTTCATTCTCTCAAATTTAGGTGCACTCACAAAATGATTCAAATTACTATCATATTGGTCATAGTTAGTAACATAATGTGTCTCTTTTTTTATTCTGTCGTTCATTATAGATGATATATCCCTACATTCTTTATTTTTGCCTATATTTGCTATGAATTGTGATGGACCACAAGTACCACATATTCTATCTGAAGTATTTGCACCATCTGTATTATGATTTGGAGGAATCATTTCAAATTGATTACTAGCACACTCTGTTAAAACATGTTCACTAATAATATAACCATCATCATGATAATCAAACCATTTTGTGGGATCATGTATATCATATGGTAACTCATATATATCTGGATCATCATCACTTGGTCCATACTTCAATCTCTCAAGTTCAACAGTTGTTTTAATAAACCTGTTTCTATTAGTCCTTATATCTTCTTGTGCAGGATTAGGATGAGCTATTTTATTACAACTTGGTGTATTTTGAGTTAATGGTTGTATGAAATTCACCCGATGATATTTATTATCTCCGTGCATGATCCATAAATCTGGTTTTTCGATTATACTGTTACAACGAGGCTTAGGAATACTATCAAAATCAATAATATCCTCAATAGACTTTTCCATATCACCTTTACGATAAACTATCGTATATTTTTTAGTAGGAGGTGTTTCTGAGTCTGAGACATTTGTGATTTCTGGAGGTGGTAATTCTTTTATATATCTTTTATAAGTTCCTTTGTTAGTCTCTATAGTTTTTGCATCTGTTATCTGGGGATGAAAAAATGTTTTCTGATCATAATCTTTTTTCAAAAAATATTTTTTGAATTCTTCTTTATCATCATAAAATTTTTCATCAAAATCAATACATAATTTCATATCATCAATACTTTTTTTTGGAAGATCTTCATCTTTTCCACCATGTGCGTATCCTATTATCAATTTTGTTTTTTCATTAGTAGTTTGATTCTGTTCAATCTGTTCTTGTGTATTGTATTCTATAAGTTGTGCTTCACTTGTAAATATCATTGTATTATCTTTAATATCAGATATATGAAGATTATTCAAATATTGAATCAGTTCGGAATCATCACTAAATTGTAGGCAATTTAGATTAGCATCTCGTTTCATTTGAATAATATGAGTATGCTTATCATCATCTGAAAACGTGTAATATGAATCTTTTACTTTTTTTGCATACCAAATCTTGATGAGTTTACAACGCTTATCTATGAAATTATTTTTAATGCAAGGGTCGTTAGCTTCAAACGAAGGTTTGCATACCTGTGCTTGATCACAATCGTTTAATGTACTACCACTGATACGTGTAATTTTATCAGGATATGTGCAACCAGCATTACTAAATGTAGTCTGGAACTTCTCAATCGTTACATGATTTCTTAATGTAGACAAATATATTGATATACTAATTATAACAAATAATAACAACAAAAATGAAATTTTCATTTTAATACGTATTAATATATACATATATTATTTAAGATGAGTAAAAATTATGGATTATAGTTTATATTTCTTGTATCTATAGTTGCGACATCTTTTGTTGTCCATAAATCATGACAATTAGTTGGCGACCCACCACTATCAAAACCTTGACACATTTGTAATCTAGTTCCAGCAGCTTTAAGTGATACACTGCTGTTTAAAGCAATGTAATTATCAGATCTTGTCGAGTTATTTCTAGTGTATTCATTCATTTTAGTTAGATTTACATTACGTGATGCTTCTCTTTGTTGTGCCTTAATAGTATTTATATCTGTTTCTACCGACTTCATTTTAGTGTCAAGAACACCGACATCAGTTTTCACAGTCTTCACGTCACTATCATTGGGAATTGTAGCTGATCCAAGATTTTTAATCTTATCATTTCTTAGGATAGAATCTAATCTTGATTTTTTTGTGTTATCCAGGTATACTACATTACCTTGATTTTCTTTATAATTTGGAGCATATTCACTCTTTGTAGCATATGGTGAAAGATCAATTTGACCAGCGTAATCAGGTAATTTATAAGAGTTAGATCTATTACTTTTACGTCTAACTTTTATTCTATTATTAGCGGCATCAACCTCCATATCTATGATTGGATCATCTCCAGATTCTGGACTAGGTAAATTAACATATTTAACTGAGTTATCTGTATATGTTAATAATAATCTACTATTATTATCAAGACCTATTGATTTAATAGTAGCACCCGTTTCAGACATAGCATCTTCTGTAGCTCCTTTAGATTCATACAAACCATCTAGAACTGTTTTAAGTCCTTGTCCATTCAATTTAATTTTATTTAAACCATTGATTCCACCATCGTTCAATGTCATTTCGTCAACACCTAATACTTTATCAGCCTCAACTGAACCAACTACAACGTTATTAGGTAAATATTTATCATAATTATTTCTAAAATCTGTTCTTACGGCTTCATGCAAGTCTTTAGGATTTTGTTTGTTGAAATATCTAGCTTCTTGTCTTGCTTGACTTGTTGCAAGTGAATTTGTTGTGCTTTTCTTTAAATTCTCTATTTCTTCCTTAACGTTCATACTCGAGTATTGATTACCGATATATAATCTGGGTGTTGTGATGGATTTAGAGTTATTGAGGTCATTATTTTCTAAGTAACTACTTATTTGACCACCTACACCACTAGCAGAGGAATTTTGGTTCTTTAATATTTGTGAATCGATGAATTGTGGTAAATTTTGATCATTAGCTTTCAATTGACTAAAATCTTTGAACTTTACGTTTGTAGAGTTGAAATGCACTCCATCACTTGACATCTTTACTTTGTTGTTTCCATATGTATTCCAGTCTAAAGTACTGTTTAAGAGAGACATTGTTCCATTCTCCATACTAAAATTAGTATCATCTAAGTTTAATGCTGTATCTTTCATTTCTAATTTTGTTTCTTCTCTAAATTTAACAGTTCGGTTGGGAGATATTTTGGTAGTTCCAGAAGTGAAATCTTTGTCATAACGAGCTACTTTTGGTTGTCCCCTCTTCTTATCTTTAGAAATGCTACCAACTACATTTTCTAAATTCTTAACAACAGTGGAGAATTTAGTTCCATTTACTATTAAATCCTTGTCGATGTTAGCTTCATTTAGTTTAATAGATTGAGCTTCGATAGGTTTACCTTTCATTTTATTAACAAGATCAGTATCACTAATATAGTCGTTAAAAGCTTTTGTATATTCATTTTTATCGTTATCTAACTTTTTGCTAATGTTTTCCGTATTGCTTTTTATTTTGGTATCGAGACTTCCAGTCTCTTTTCTCACCTCACGCATCATTTCTCTATTGTTTTGTGCAGCAGAACTCTTAATGTTCTCAGCATTTTTGACAATTCTATCATTGAGGTCTTTTAAAGAAATTTCACCATTAAGGCCACCTGTTATTCCTTTCAACATATTCTTCAATTCTTTATTATTGTCATCAATTGTGTCCATATTTTTCTTCACTTTTTCATCAAGATTTGTAAGTTGTGATTTATTAGTTTGAACATCTCTATAAAGGTCAGTTGTTGGCATTACAGTGTTGATTTTATTCGAAAGATCAGTTGTCTTGACGTATTCTTTCTTTATATTTTCTATCTTATCGTCATTATCAGATATGTTCTTATTAATAGATGTTATGTCACTTTCATTCGCTTTAGTTTTCTCTATTAATCCCCCAAAATCAAATGTTTGGTTTGCAAAGAATTTAGCATTCACTTGGTCTTTCAAGGCGGAAGTATACAAAAACTGTGATCTGTATGTAGCATCTTTATCATTTATCTTTTTATCAAGTCTTCCATCAGCGGATTTATAATTATTCTCAAGGTTCTGCATTCTTTTGGTTGTCAAATCTTTAATATCGTTCATCACTCGTTTCGCAGCACCATCCATTTGTATATTTGTTTCAGCAAATTTTGTAAATTTATCATTCACGAAACCCATAACCTCACTAGTTTTGGTATCTGTATATTTACGTTCAGCAGAAAGTGCATCATTTACAGTTGTTTTGTTACTGTAATATTCATTATTAAGAGCCTGATGTCTTGTATTCAAGTCATCAAAATCTGTTTTTACATCTTCAATTCTTCCATCTACTTCAACTTTATTATCATTTACAGTTTTTGTTAGATTATCGACTCTTTTGTTTACATTTCTATTATTTGTAGCAACGGTGTCAGTTATTCCAACAACATTAGCATTTGTAATGTTCTTGAAACTTCTCAATCTAGAGTCCACATTTTCAGTTCTAGACTTTGATTCTTTTTCAACCTTTTTCATGGTATTTGTGATTTTTTTATGTTGATTCATGATTTTAGCATCATTATCGTTGACATTATTGATGAGACTCAAAATTTGTTTTTTAGTAAGTTCATTTTGAGCTATAACATTGTCATTTAATTTAGAGGTTTGATTTTTGATAACATCGATGTTCTTATTGTTTCCTGTTATGAATAATGCAGATGAAGAAACAATTGCAAGAGCAATGAATGAAACAATCATAGAAAATGCTTGATACATTATATATTAATTAATAGTAACAAAAATAATAATGATGATTTATTTTCAAATTCAAAGAGTTAATTTTTATTTACGTTCAAATATTTATTGAATAAATTTCCAGAAACGATGTTATTATACCATGCTTCACCCGAATCAGGAAGTGTCATACGGTCTTCGAATTTCATATCTTCTTCATTTTTAGTATCATTGACCACATTTATTTGACCATCTTCTTCTAATACATCCAAAATAAACTTTTGTTTATCGTAAAGTTTTTTATCATTCTGCATGGATGTTTCAAGAATCGTTTTTAGATTTTCCATATCTTTTTCTATATATTCGTTAATGCGTGTTTTCAATTGCATAAGCAAAGATCTGTTCTTAAATATGAAGAATAGTAATACTAACATAAACACAACTTGAATTATTGTTATAATAAATAATAATTCCATCTGTTTTAAAATAACCTTAGATAATTAATCTATCATAACATGAAAATTTTAAAAGGTAGTGATTTATTGAACATCATTATTCCAAAATATACAAATAAAGCTTCCAATATCAATTTGTATATATCATTAGGCTTCTGTTGTATCATTGATAATAGATATAATCCTATAAATAAACACAAAAATCCTAATAGTATCTTGAATATTCTCATCATAATAAACTGTTTATCATCTCTTGTATCAAAAATCTGTTTTTGAATAGTAACAGGACTTATCATACTTGTAGTTATATTATTATGATAAATTATTATCGAAAAGGTGGTTTATTAATTGCGAGATATTTCGTTCTCGTTTAATAAATACCACACATTTAACTTTGATTCTCTTCCAGGTCTTTGTGCTCTTCCAATGATTTGCTTTTCAATATCGTTATCAAACTTATGAAACAACACCACGTCTGTTGTGTTTTCTAGATTTAATCCGCTGCCATAAGCATTGGAATTTACCATGAGAACTTGCAAATCTTTTGTTTTGTATTCATGTACATTCTTATTGATACTATTACCCTTCAATCTGGCATGTTTGATATTACATTGATCCAATAACTCTTCTATTTCAATGAAACTATTATCATACTCTGAAAATATGAGGATTCTCGAAGTAGCTTGTATGTCATTTAATATTGTCTGTAAATACTGTAATTTTGTTAATTCTTGAGGACAACTATCAGTTTTCTCTTCATCGTGAACAACATAAAGGTCTTTCTCAATATGAATACTTTTTTTACATAATGGACACGAAGGCTTCCTTTTCAACCATGTTGATAGACATTTAAAACAAAAGGCATTATTACAACATTTAGTAATAGTCTTCATTTCTTGTTTTTCCATACAAATCATACACATTTGACTATCATTAATTCTATCTTCTATCAATTGCATTTTATCTTTGATAATATTACATTCATTCGTAAGTCTCTCAATCTTCTTCCGTTTTGTTTCCTCATTGACATATATAGTATCTTGTGCTAACCTCAACTCTACATTCACGTTGTTTAATTTAATAGACAATCCTTGTTTAACCGCTTCGATGATATTGGATTCTGTATCTACATTCTCTTGGTTAATATAGGATACAGCACCAGTAATATCTCCCGCATTCAGGCATTGTATTATATTAGAATGAACTACTCCATTTAAAATACAAATCAATCCTGAATCTTTGCATTTTACAACATGCTTATTAATTTCGGGAAGTGAAAAGGACTTTTCTACATATTCATCATTATTTTTAATAACAATATTATCTATCAATCGGTTCAGAGACTGATTTCTTGTTTTGTAAAAAGTCATGAATATATTCTTGGCATAAGCATTGTTTGATATTCCAGAACTTATCATGTAACTGTTCTCCCAATTTCTGTATTCATAGTTCCACCTAGGATAAGGATTCAAAATATTCTTATACGATGCACTAACAAACCAATAGAAATTAGCTGGAATATGTTTAGCATTCGGGGTATTCATACTATCAACTTCATCAAAAATCACTCTATTGACGAAATACCCTTCATCCATAACATGATCATGAACTTTCTTATAAAATGTCCCACTCACGAGAATAATCTTAACAACCTTTATTTTTTCATCCAACTTGGCAAGTGATTTCGTAGTATTAACTACATAATATGTTAAACTTTCACTACCTACACTATTAATACATGCCTCCCATTGTTTAATTATACTATGAGGGACAACTATGATATTGACCTTGAATTTATCTAATCTAAGTGACTTATCTTTTAACTCAACATTGATATTGTTGATTCCATACATATGTGTATATTTAAATCTAACCATTGGAATATCGTTGGATTCAATGAGTCCAAGAATACAAAAGGATTTCCCACTACCTACTTTATCACCAATTATTCCAATATTTGATTTTATATTCTCAAATCTTGAATCTAAATATTCATCTGATTTAGGATCAATGCCTTCATTCTCTAATTGTTTACATTTATGTATCAAAGATAATTGGTGATTTTTTAATGTTATTTTCCAATTATTTGGTTGTTCAATTTGATCACTATTTTCCGTGATTTCATTAACATGATAACTTCTATCCCCAACAGGCATTATATATTATATTTGTTTAAAGTTATTAATTCTACTTAAACAAACGAAAAAACGCACTTTTAAGATTCATCTTCATTTACATTTAGCACTATTCGAATAGAATGCCACTTTCTTAACATTCTGTTTTGTCTTTTTACATATGAACTTTCTATATAAATCATTCCATTCTTTTATCCACATTTTATTTACAGGATCTGCTTTTTGTTTACTTGTATAACCCATCATTTTTGTGACATAATTTGATGATGAAATATATGGTCTAGACATAAATTTATCATTCGCAAATCCCATGGCATATACATTTGATACCATTACCCAATCATAAGAATCTATACTCATTTCAGTGAACCATTTGTATATATTCTCGGGGGATATTTCATATAGTGTCATAGCATTCAATACAATCATTAACCTTTGAATATGATTCATATATCCGTATTCCAATGTTTGTTTTATAACATTATTCACTGGTAATAATTTAGTTGTTCCATCATACCATGATTTATCTAAATTCATCTTGTTCTTCAAATAATTTGATGTGATGAGATCATCATAATGATACTCATATACATATTTCATATATTCACGCCATCCTATCAACTGCCTAATGAATCCTTCGAAATTATTGATTTTTATGTCACTCTTATGATTGGAGTAAAATTTTAAAGTGTTGTCAATGACATATTTGATGTCCAATAGCCCTATATTTAGTGATGAAGATAATACAGAATGAAATAAAAATGGGTCCTCTTCATTCATACTATCTTGATAATCACCATAATGTATTAATCTGTAATTTAAAAAGTTGTGAAACCATTTTGTAGCTTCTTTATGAGTTGTTGGATATATGAATGTATTCACATTCCCATAGTTATTAGGAAATGTTTTTTGAACATAGGCTAATGCATCTTTCACATTTTTTGTTGTATTATGTTTTATCTTGAAGATTTGTTTATCGTCTTTATACACTTTTCTGTTTTCTTCATCATAACTTTTATCAATATATTTCTGTAATTTGGGAAGCTTAGATAGACTCCAGCTATAGAAATCTTTATGAAGGATTCGTTTATGGTTTTCCTTACCTTTATGAAAAGATTCCAAATCACTCTTGCTAAACAAGAAAGCTTTCTTATCTTTTAGCTCGGTGTTATGATCTTTGAATTCTTTTTTTATCGGGATATCCACTGGGTCAAATATAATTTTGTTTGGGTATTTCTCTAAAAGGCCTGTTTTATAATCATTACATTCTATATAATCAACCTTAACTGTATTTTTGAATCTTGATTTTATGTATGATTTATATGATTTCATACTAGCACGATGTAATACTAGTTTCTGTTTATGAAAATTCAGGCGAGTGAAGTAATAAGGATGTTCTATTAGAACCACTTGATCCACATTATTTACCTCGTTCTTTGACAATTTAAATAATGTAGTTGGTAAAATGATTAAGGTAGACATTAATTAGTTACTTATTATTTAGATTATTTGTTATTCTGTTTATTTGTTTACAGCAGAGGCAACATTGAGAATACCTGATACGAACATATTGAAAGGTATTAATCCGTTAAACATGCTCATTTGTGTAAGGATTTCACTAAATGCTCTTATCGCTCTCAATCCGTCATCTTTGTATAAGAAGTATTTCTTAGAGTACATTATTTGAGCAACGATTGAACCTTGGACAGCCATCGAAATAAGGTAAAGAACATAATCCTGAGCAAACTGTATAGCAACATCTTCTATTTTAATGCTACCACCAGATTGACCATCTTTACCCATAATAAAGGAAATCATCAAACCAATGCATGTAATTGTAATTACACTCATAAGTAGTTCAATACCTAAGAAGAGGAATAGCATATTCACAAGTTTAGGTGGATTCTCTTGGCGCACATAGACTTTTTCAGTATAAATTTGAGATGTGTAGTTTGTTGCTATAGTTATAGCAGCGTATGACAGAGCTAATTTGATAACTTTCATAACAGCAAATACTCCTAAAACAGTTTTATCCATTATTACTATTTAATATAATACAAATAAAAATAAATTTATAATATAATGATGACTGATACAATTGATACTTTAAATGATGAAATCAATGGTGGTCGTGGAATAGCACGTAGAATTAGAAAAGGATTAAAAAATGGTAAAATGACAAAAGGAATTAAAGATAAACTTGCCACCAGTGGTATAAATGTAGATAAGATAAAAAACATGTCATTTACACAAGCAATTAATGAAAAAGCTAATGCAATTTCAAATTCAGAATTCGCAACATCATTAGATGAATCCGGAAAAGCTTTTTTCACATATGCTTATCAAAATAGCGATTTTTATGTAGTTTTATTTACTTTAAATTTCATATTAAGATCGAGTCTCGTATTATCTTCACCACTTTTCAAAGGAAAAAAATACTACATAGGTCAGTATAAAAAACATGTCAAAGAATCATTTGGAGTTACTGTAATTTTAACTATTATTTTCGCTTACATGTATTCAACTATTGACAAAGACACACTACGTGGTAAGGATAATAATTGTATTCAATTCACAATATTCACTCTTATATTATTTAGTATCTTCATGTATGATTATGTAAATATTGTATTGATGCTTGTGAAAAAGAAGTTTTTCAGTAAAGATAAGAAAAATCATAGGATTCTATCAGGAATAATGGTGACTATCATTGGCGGCATAGTTGCTTTATATTACATGACAGTTGTTCTATCAAAAGGAATGCCGATAAATCTATCAGGACATTTGTATCCATTTTTACTAGGCTGTGTATTCTTATTACTATTATCGACATTATCAATTTTGGGATTTTTCATCATTTATCCAAACATCAAAGAAATACAAAAGTCTCATTTGAGTAATAACAATAACGATCGTAAAGAATTTTTCATCGATATGTTCAAAAAATATTATATGGTTTTCATTCTAATATCTTGTATTTTATTAGTGGTTTTAAAACTTAATGAAGATGAATTCTATGATTTTGTAGATAGAAAATTCCCATGTCCTAAACCTGGGGTTTCGGAGTAATTTTTGACAACATTATTGAAACGAGTATCATTAATGAACTCAATCTTGTTATTTGTTTTTGGTCCATGGCACTAAAAGTTTTGTCTAATATGAATAAAACAATAGTCCCAATCGCTAATATAATTTGAAAATTAATGTCAAATGTTTTCATTAATTCCTTTGAGAAATTTTCCACAAGTTCTCCTTTCGTTACAGCTATGTATGCATATAAAGGAATTAAATATACAGCCATGAATATGAACCATTTTGAAACAGCCTTTATTGCAGGTAACTTAGGAGTCTTCTCATAATCAATATTTGCATTTGCTTTTGCTTTGGAGCGGTCAAATGCACTGATAGCAAGTATTGAAGCAAAGATTAAAAGAACAATGCATATGTATTTGATACTATTTGAAACACCCATATCTGTCATAGCCAATACTATACCATATATCATCATTATTAAAGGCATAATGATCAATCTTTTTTTCAAATTTACGT